TACCTATTTTCCGACGATATTCGCAAATTTGGTTTGGTAAAGGCCATGAATGAGCGCGAAAAAGAGCTGGCAAAATTGGACAATAACGAGTAAAAATTTCCTAAAAAGTTTAAAAAACAGTTGACTCACTACTGGATTTGCCGTATAATACATACATAGACAGCGCAATTCAACAACGTGTTTTTTAACTAAGATAGGAACGAAAATGGCAGAAATCAGTAGCCGCACCGTAGGCCCAAATGGTGCTAAAAAGTCTTTGCGTAAGGCTTTTAAAAACAAGCGTCCAATTTTCCTGTGGGGCCCTCCCGGAATTGGCAAGTCAGACATTATCAAACAACTTGGCACTGAGCTTGATGCTCATGTAATCGATGTTCGTTTATCTCTTTGGGAACCTACTGACATTAAAGGTATTCCATATTTTGATTCTAACGACAATACTATGCGTTGGGCTCCTCCTAGCGAACTTCCCAGCATGGAATTGGCTAGCCAACACAAGAACATTATTCTGTTCTTGGATGAAATGAACAGTGCAGCTCCCAGCGTACAAGCAGCTGCTTATCAGCTGATTTTGAATCGCCGTGTAGGCACTTATCACTTGCCCGACAATGTCATGTTGGTTGCGGCTGGTAATCGCGAGACTGACAAAGGTGTTACATTCCGTATGCCTGCTCCGTTGGCAAACCGTTTTGTTCACTTGGAAATGACAGTTGAATGGCAAGACTACTTTGAGTGGGCTGTTGAAAACAAGATTCATCAAGATGTTGTTGGTTTCTTGAGCTTCTCTAAAAAGGACCTGTACGATTTCGATCCAAAGTCTAGCTCACGTGCGTTTGCTACTCCTCGTAGCTGGTCATTTGTTAGCGAATTGCTCACAGACGACGACTGCGATACAGACACCTTAACTGATTTGGTTAGCGGTTCTGTTGGAGAAGGTTTGGCTGTTAAGTTTATGGCACACCGCAAACATGCAAGCAAGATGCCTAACCCTAGTGACATTTTGAGTGGTAAGGTTAAGAAGATGGACACAAAAGAGATTTCAGCAATGTATTCGTTGACTGTGTCTTTGTGCTATGAATTGAAAGATGCTTGTGAAAAGAAAGCCAAAGGCTGGAACGACCAAGTTAACTGTTTCTTTGAGTTTATGATGAATAACTTTGAAACTGAATTGGTCATTATGAGTACCAAGTTGGCATTGAGCACTTACAAACTGCCTTTGGATCCGGACGAAATCAAATGTTTTGATGAGTTCCATGCCAAATACGGCAAGTATATTGCGGCCGCAACTGAGAAAGATGGTCGCAAATAATTTGGTTTAGCACCATTTGACACCTCCTTCGGGAGGTGTTATACTATATACATAGTAACAGTTAAGGAGCAGGCATGTCACATACAGATCCAATTATTGATAAAATTATCGTAGCCCGTGTGGGTCTACTACTTCGCCATCCGTTCTTTGGCAACATGGCTACACGTCTTAAAATTGAAGAAGGTAGCGAATGGATGGGCACAGCCGCAACAGACGGCAGAACCATTTATTTCAATCGTACATTTTTTGAACCTCTCAGTGTTAAACAAGTAGAGTTTGTTATTGCTCACGAAATTTTGCACAACGTATTTGATCACATGGGCCGTCGTGAAGGGCGCGATGCTAAGATTTTTAACATTGCCGCTGACTATTGCGTAAACGGACAATTGGTACGTGATCGTATCGGTGAACACAATATTGAAGGCATCAAAATTTTCCATGATCCAAAATATTATGGCATGGGTGCTGAAGAAGTCTACGACAAAATCTTTGACGAAATGGACGAGCAAGAATTAAGTGCGTTGGGGCAATTGCTGGACGACCATATTGACTGGGGTGAGAACGGAAAAGACGGCAAGCCCGCATACTCCAAAGAAGAATTGAAACAAATTCGTGATGAGATTCGTGAAGCAACAATGCAAGCGGCTCAGGCAGCGGGTGCGGGAAATACACCTGCGAACGTTGCTCGAATGATTAAAGAGTTAACTGAACCTAAGATGAACTGGCGTGAAATTTTGCGTCAACAAATCCAAAGTACTATTAAGAATGACTTTAGTTTTATG